TGAGGTCAACTTCATCGGTCACAAGACGTAACTTCCAGCAACCACAAGATGATTATAATGTCGCTGAATGGGGACTATAATGCTAAGAGAGTGTAACAACCTCGACCTCATCCTCCTTCAAGAGCATTTCATTGAGCATGACGAGTACACTAAAGACATAATCCTCGCAGAGCTAATGGACCACCAGAGGACTAATCAGTTCCTTTGTTTGATCTCATCACCAGAGATACCAACACAGGATTTTGCTGATGACATTGATGGATTTATGTTAGCGTATAAGAACCGTGACTCATTATGGATTGAACAGATATGGAGAAGGCCTGGTAGCGATCTTGCCACAAGCCGTGAAGCACTTAACTACGCAAAACAGTGGGCTAAAGACAGAGGCATGACTTCCTTGACTGGAGAGACAAATAGAGACGAATGGCGTGCCCTTAAGAGGTATGGCTTTGAAGAATATTCAGTAATAATAAAATGCGAGATACTATGATTATAACACGAAACGGATACGAGTTTGAGGTAGACCCAAAGAGATTTAATCTTAGGTTTAAGGGTGGCAAACGAGTTAAGACTCCTCCTCTACCAGACCCAGCTCCAACCCCTACCGACCTTGACCCAGCTGTGGCTCAAAAGGAACAAGACCGTAGACGTCAAAAGTTACGTCAGTCAGGTAGGGGTGGAACAATCCTTACTGAGCAAACAACAGCCAATGCCAGTGGCGGTGGTGCGGCAACCCTATTAGGTAGGAGTACTGCATAATGCCAAACCTTGGTGATAAACTAATCCAAAGGATGAAACAGCTAGAGGATGTCAAGCAGGATTACTCTGAACGTGATTACAATATTGCGAGGTTTGTAAACCCAAGACGTGAGCTAATTGAAGACTCCCAGAGATTTGACGACAAGGGCAAGGAACGCGGCAAAGACTCCGTGAGCTAATTGAAGACTCCCAGAGATTTGACGACAAGGGCAAGGAACGCGGCAAAGACTCATACAGTGGTGTACCCAGCTCTGCTCTAGGTGTATGGGCTGATGGTATGCAGGGGCACATGGTGTCTCAGTCTCTACGTTGGTTCAGGACTATCCTTGGCGATCCACGGCTTAATAAGGACGACGAAGTACAGCGATACCTCCAGCAGTATGATGAGGCAATGTACAGCGAGTTCAATAGGTCTAACTTCTATTCTATTCTTGGTGAATGGTTTAGGGATGCAGGCTCAATTGGTACGGCTACCCTTTATACAGAAGAAGATATGGGTCGTGGTAGTTCTGTTCATATCCCAATCCATCCAAGAGAAATCTTTATCTCTGAGAATAGATATGGTAATGTAGATACTGTCTTCAGGAAGTTCTTCCTTACTGCTAAACAGGCAGTACAAAAGTTCGGCGATGAACGACTTCATCGGAGCATACTTGACAGTGCAGAGAAAGATCCGGAGAAACGATATGAATTTATTCATGCAGTATTCCCTAACGACGACAGGATGCTTGGAAGTTTACTTTCTGAACATAAAGCTGTATCGTCTGTGTATCTACAGAAAGTAGGTAGACAGGACATTGATGATGGCTTTGTAATTAAGAAGTCTGGTTTTGATATTAACCCATATGCAGTATGGAGGTTAAGGAAGAACTCAGACGAGATATATGGCTACTCGCCAGCGGCTGATGCTATGGTTTCTATTAAAAAGCTAAACCAAATCTCCAAGACATTACAGCAGGCAGCACATCTTGCCGTTGAGCCTGCGATGAATATCCCTGAGCATATGAGGGGCAACACAAGATTCACTCCTAATGGTCATAACTACTTTGACAAGGGTGGTGACAAAGCTACTGCCGTTCACACTGGCATCAACTACCCAATAGGCGTTGACAGAGAAGATAAGATAGAACGAATCATTGAAGATAAGTATCGGGTAGAGTTCTTCTTAATACTGTCAAGGTCTGAAAGAGAAAAGACTGCTACTGAGATTATGGAGCTACAGGCTGAGAAGTCAGTCTTACTTGGCCCACAGATTGATAGAATGATTACTGATGGATTAAACCCTGTCTTTGATATTGTAGCAGATATAGCAGAGAAGGGTAAGCGACTTCCCCCTCCACCTCAGATACTTGTAGATGCAGTAGAGCAGGCAAAGGCCGAAGGACGTAACCCAGCAACAATCAATCCTACATTCATTGGCCCACTGGCTCAGGCACAGAAGAGAATCTTCCAGATGCAGCCAATACGCAATGGTATCAATGAGTTAGCACAGGCTGCTGCTGTATTCCCTGACATACTCAAAAGGGTTAATCAAGACAAACTAAGTGAGGCTATCTTAGACTCAACCAACTTCCCACAAGGCCTTATGTTTACTGATGCAGAGTTTGCAGATATTAAAGCCGCTGAAGCTCAGGCACTTGCCCAACAGCAGGCACAGCAACAGATGGAAGGCATGGCTGATAGCTATCCTAAGATTAGCAAGAAAGCTGAAGAAGGCTCACCTGCCGCTGTAATTGGCGAGGCACTATAATGACTCAAGAAACACCAACAGAAATAGCTGAGAAGCAAAGGCTGTACAGACAGTGCTTCATTAGTGATGCAGGTAAGAAGGTTCTAGGCCACATGTTGATGCAGGCGGGTCACTTTGACCAAGACTTATCAACGCCTGGAGAAATAGCAGTAAACAACTTCATGAACATGGTATTAGATAATATAGGTGCATATTCAGTGGAACACGTAGACGGCTACGTTCAGAAACTGTTTGAACTTAAATCGTAAGGGATATAATGGAAGAAGCAACTCAGGAAAGTCTGTTGACGGCAACTGATACAGGTAACTCGCCCGAGACAGCCACACAGTGGTACGGAGACGAGAACAAAGAGCTAGTAGAGACAAAGGGCTGGAAGTCAGCCGACGACGCAGTGAAGAGCTATACAGAGCTTGAGAAGAGTATGGGCAGTAGGGTTAAACTCCCAACCCCAGAGTCAAGTGCAGAAGAGATCAATGCGTTCTATGCTAAAACTGGTAGGCCAGAGAACCCAGAAGGGTATGAGATTAAGACCCCAGAAGGCTCAGAGGCTTTCCGTAACGAAGGCGTAGAGGATGTACTTAAAGGTATTGCATTTGAAGAGGGCATTAGTAAACAGGGCTTTGAACGGATAGTAGCAGGTTACTATGACAAGATGGCCCAAGACTTGGCTCAAGGCAAAGAGGCTGGCAAAGCAGAGTTGCAACAGGAGTTTGGAGCTAAGTACGACGAAAACCTTGCTATTGCACAGAGGTTCTGTGACACATGTAGTGACGAGTTCATCGACTTGATGGCAACAACTGGACTCGGTAACAATGCGATAATTATTAAAGAATTTATCTCTAAAGGCCAGCAGACAATGAGCGACACCATGATTAAAGGCGAAGCTAGCGGAGACAAAGAGACTGCGTATGTGCCACAGTATGCTACGTCACCCGACATGTACAGGAACGGTGATAGCGACGAGTCTAAAAAGGCAAGGGCATATTTCACAGCACAAGGACACAACTATTAGCCTCCTCCTTGGACAAAGGCTGGTATAGTCAGGGAACCCGCAAGGGCCTGGAAACTTGGGTATAGTGCCCCACTGACTGAGTGTGTACAGCAGTAGAGCCTTCGGGTAACTCTATGATGAACGTAAACTAATTAATAATAAAGGAACTGTCAAATGGCAGAACGAGAACTAGTACAGCGCGAGAATATGTTGCTCGCAGCTAAGATGACTCATAATCAAGAGATTATTGACGTCGCAGAAGTATTGAATGAAACAAATGATGTCCTGCAAGATGCTATTGTTATGCAGGCAAACGATATTACATCACATGTAATCTCAAGACGTACAGCACTTCCTGGCTCTCAGTGGGTCAAGGTTGGTAATGGTTGGAATGCAACTGTAGGTACATTGAATCAGGTTCGTGAAGAAATTGGTATCATGAAGGCACGCTATGCATGTCCACAGGATGTCATGGATTTGCAGCCTAACCCAGCTAAGTATAGAATGCAGCAGGAACGTGCATACATTGAGAGTATGGGACAGGAACTGTCAAACACATTATTCGGTAACTATGTAACTGGTGAGTTAACTCCAGGCGTTGCCCCTCCAGAAGAGTTTGCTGGGTTCCAGCGTAGGTATAGCACGTTGTCAACAGCAGCTGACATTGGCACTGGTGCAGCGGATGCTAGTTATGTATTGAATAATGGTAACACTACTGGTTCAGACAATACTTCGATTTACTTCGTACAGTGGGGTCCAAGCCGTGTTTACCTAACTCACCCTCCTAACACTGGTGCTGGTGGACTTAAGAAGGAAGACAAGGGATTGAACCTTGTGTCCGGTGATAACTCAGTAGCACTTGACGGTGCAGTCGCTGGTGCTAATAACCCATCTAATCAGCTTTGGTCTTATCTGACAGAGTTTGATTGGAAGGTAGGTCTTGCAATCGAAGATACACGTTCTGTTAAACGTCTTGCTAATATTGATTCTGTTCATGGTTCAACGAACACTCTCGATGATGACAAGGTTATCCAGATTCGTAACAACTTCAAGGGCAATGACACAATTTACATGTATTGCAATGAGCAGACTTACACTCAACTACAGATTCTTGCCAAAGACAAGAGCAATGTTTACTGGGGCGAAAACAACCCATTCGGCAAGCCTCAGCTTTACTTCTTGGATATGCCTGTACGTAGATGTGATGCAATTAGTAACCAGGAACCAATCCTAACAGAGTAGTTTTAATTTAAATAAAGGAGCCTTATAATGGCAATTTTTGATGCAATGTTTGAATTTAGTGATGCACAGCCAGTTGTTGGAGCAGAAGACGCTGTCTATACATCAACTAATATAATTGATATGCAGGCAGCGGGCCGAGAAATGGGCGCTGGCGAACCTGTATATCTTAACGTGAAAGTAGACACAGCAGTGGCTGAGGTTGAAGATTCAACTACCGGGGCATGTACACTAACAGTTGCTCTACGTGGAGACACTGAAGCACCTATTGACACTAACTCGATTGTAGTTATACAGACAAAGGCGTTTGCTGAAGCAGAACTGGTAGATGGTGCATGGCTCTTGAGGGTCGCACTCCCTGTTGATTATGACGCCAACCAATATATCGGCATGACATATGTAGTTGCCGGTGCAGCGTCTGCTGTCGGCAAAGTAAACGCATGGCTTGATCACGGTCCTCAGTCGTCTTACGACACTCAGGTAGCAGTATCTAACATCTAAATAACTGGGAGGGCGTAAAAACCCTCCCTACTTTTTAAGGAACCAATTATGGCCATTACGCCAAGTGCAGATGACTACAGAGGGACGTTCGGAAACGGGTATCCGTTCTCTGGTCACGATACAAAAGATAAGGCCACACAGTGGGCACAGGCAGTAGAGACTGCGGTGGAGACACTGGAAGGCGAAACTGTTACTAATATTGGCGGCAAACTAGCCGTTGATGGTGATACGGATGCTATCCCTGTAACTCATTCTATTATACAGAAAACCATAACAGATGATGACGCTCTTACGCTTGCCGATGGCACAGCGGGTCAAGTGCTTGTTATCACTGCCGTGGCTATTACTGGCGGGAAAACAGGCACGCTGACTCCAACTACTAAAACTGGGTACGTCACTGGCACAGTTGGCTGGATTGTCCTTGGCTCTTATGGAGCAGCAGTAGATGACGCTCCATTAATAGCACTATCATAACAACTGGACGGGGCTTCGGCCTCGTCTATCTTTCTGGAGTATAAATGGCAACCCAATTACAGATATTTAACAGGACACTGATTAGGCTTGGCGAACTGCCGCTGACATCAGTAACGGATGATACAGATACGGCTCGTAAAATATCTGCCATTTACCCTACAGTATTAAGTGAACTTACTGCTCAGGGACCAGAGAAGGGTTGGAAGTTTGCAAGACGTAGACAACAGATTGACGTAGACTCATCAGCTATCACGGCCTTTGCAGACGCAGGTAGTGACGTAACAACCGTAACATCAGCCGCACACGGCTTGTTAGACGGTGACTCGACTTGATGGTCAGTACGTCATTACTTATGTCTCTGCAAGTCAGTACAAGATTGACAAGGCCTTTGTTGCAGACGATGCAATTGGTATATCTACTTGGACATCAGGTAGGTTCCAATACAGATTCACAATGCCTGACTCACTAAGGATAGCATCTATTCAAGTAGCAGGTATAGAGATTAACGACTGGGTACGTGAGGGCAAGTATATCCTCACTAATATGTCCTGTGACAATGTAGATGTAGCATACGTCATGGACGTAACAGATGAATCGTTATTCCCACCACACTTTGTCAAGGTTCTATGGCTTACACTTGCTGTTGAATTGACATACGACATTATCCAAAGCTCTGCACACTCAGAACGACTTATCAACGAACTTGAACAGCTTGCACTTCCAAGGGCAATAGCAATGGATGAGCAGGAGAAGTATGAGCAAGAAGAAAGCAATTCATGGGTAGAGGCAGGTAACAGGACAACTAGCAATTCATATAATAGATATTAGGATATACTATGGCAGAAAAACTATCTGACTTTAGATCAGACCCAAAACGACCAGTGTTCAGAGTAAAGCTCGGACAGTTCGCATGGGCGTCCGGAGTGACGGCAGCAGTTATTAAGGATGTACCTGTATGCGGGAGAGCCCGTACCGTAATAGGCACAGCCAATGACTCTCAATTAGCTATAACTTATACAACTACAATCAAAGACGAAGATGGCAATGTCCTTTATACTAAAACTGACTGGGCTGAAGCGGCGACAGAGATTGTTAAATTAACATCTGATACTGAGATATATATCCCTGCCGGAGCAACAGTCACTGTAACTCCCGTAAGTAACCCTGGGACAACCGGTGGAACATTTGACCTTACTCTAATAGGTGCTTAATGAGTCTAACTACTCCAGTACATAAAATATGGCCAATGCGAGCCACTGGCCCACAGGATGCCTTGCTAGACTTAGCAACAGAGGGTGACTTTGCACAGAAGCCAGAAGGCACATTAGACCTGCTCAAGGAAACTATCCAGTGGAACGAGCAACAGGCTAAAGTAATGGCTAATACGCTAACTAATGCTATGGAGATATATCTCATGGCAAGCGACGCTCCCGACAAAACCTTCAACTGGTATCTCACTGCATGGCGTAACGAGAATGGACCAGCAAAGAGGGTAGCAGAGGGAACGGCTATAACTGGCACACAGGCTGTTGTTAAGTATCCTCATAATGGCGAGGCTGTAAATAACATGTATTGGTGCGACACAGTTGTTGTGACCAAAGAAGACTGGCCTAAA